GCAAAATTCCGATAATGCCTGGTAAAGTATCCGTTGGGGTGGGATAGCTACTACCAAACGGGTACCGAGGGTGACAGGTACAATCAGTGGAATCATTTATATTTGTAAAAACACCTGCTTGAAGAAGGAACGGTTTCATGCAAAGTTCCTGGATAGAATGTCGTCGTTGCGGGTCAGAACATCGATTCATAGATCCAGATTCTTGGAAATCACCGAGTGTTTTTGTAGGGTGTGGTGAATTAAGTTCAGCACTGTCATTAAAAGGTTCAAATTTGGTCTCACGGGTCTGAGACTCTGGTATGGAATCCCGGCCTGTAGAGCCGTCGGTCATCCAATCCCAGACTTTGCTAGTAGCTTTCTCAAAGCTAAAGCTAGCAGCAGTTTTGACGCCAAATTTAACAGCGTTGTCCATAAGTGCATTACCAATTTGGTCCATTTGGCCATCACACTCCGGGGGCGGACGCGCTCTAGATTCAGAGTACGCGGTTGTAGCAAAAGGTCCTCCAAATTCAAGGCCGTTATACTTCACAAAGACTTTTACTTCAATGTTTTTCAAAGCGGTCGTATCGGTAGCATTGGGCGGTATTATGTAGAACACATTAACACCTCCAACGTTAAGGGCCCAATCGTACGTGGGGTTTACAGTAGGGGAGGAAGCTTCATAAAATGGATTAAGCCATTGCACAGGACAGTGCCATGGGATTTCCATTGTGGCTTCTTCATTTGGAGCAATGTTCAATATTATAGGATTGTAGCTAGCGTAAGAATTGGTGTTATACCTGGAGTTCACTTGACCTCCAGTATAAGTGGCACCAACATCTCGTGCACCTGCAACAGAATCCGTAAACGGAATGTAGTTGATACAAATGAAGCCATACTGTAGCGGGTTCGAAAGAACGAGGAAACGGACGGAGACTGACTTCCATCTCATCCACGCGAATTGCTTCGAGTAGGTGAGAATGGGGTCTGTAGCCAGCATAGAATAGATGGGTGCAATAACGGAAGTGGCTGCGGAACCACTCATTGACAGAGTTGCACATAAATATTCTCGACTGAATACGTCGGTAGAAGTTGTTTGCATCGAGGGAGAAAAGCGAACAGTCGCTCCTATGTTGTTCACGGCAATGCCGGGCTCAACAAGGGAAAAACGTGTGAGCTGTGTGTCCGATGCGACACTAGTATCAGGTTCTAGGAAGTTTTCTTCCGCACCTTTATTAAGATCGGTGGCAATCCAGTAGTGACGGCGGTGAACGGATTAATTAACAGCGCCATGGTCAAACAGTCATTTTCGGTAGGAGTATACTCGCACGAAGGGTGACAACCTTCGTGAAGACACTGCCCTCCTATCCTAGGTTATTTACGGCTAACCACACCGTGGTTGGGTTTTGGACTTAGAGCCCTGAAAGGTACGCTTGCACCATCTCGGAATAAGATGGCCACGGACATTTCAGTCTATAAGTCGTTCGGGCACGAGCAAGGATACACTCATACTCCATAAAAGTTTCAAGGCCGTGGTGAACAAGTTCACGTCGGGCAATTTCAACGTTGAGGGCCAGCTGGTCCACGAGACTACATCTCGCGCCAGGGTCTCTAATGTAGGCAAGCATGCCAATTATAGAGTCCATATTAAGCGGGGCCCACACGTGTCCATTATCATCGAGTCTAAAGGTTCTAGACAAGAAGGAGAAACTTTCAAATGTGAGAAACGGGGTGGACACGTCTTTTTTGTCGGGGGTGGTATAACCCATCCCCATAAGATCAAAGACGCGGGCAATAGTGTTCATGTTGAACCAGGAAGCAACTTCCGCGGAACAACAACCACCATTGTCATCACCAAAAAAAACCATAGAAACATGATCTTTAAACTCACCTTCAAAATCTGAAGGCTTGTTATAGTACCACACAATTCTGTGAGCAACGAAGTTGCAGAATGTGTTAAAATAGGAGGTCATCCAGTGTCCAGAACAGACACCGGCCATACGTTCTACAAGAAAAGACTTGTATACAAGCACGACACCAACTATAGAATCGGCAATACCTAACATGAGTTTACGATGCATCTCGGAACAATCCAATGTTCCGATAAAGTATTTGAAGAGATAGAGGAAATGACATAGAATGCGATAGTCCCAACCTGAACAATCACCACCAAATAAATTTGGGTGTGTTGACAGGTAGGTATATAGCAATCTCCAGTGACGGTAAGGATCAATTCCAATTTTGGAAGGTCTATGAAACAGAGAAGCCTTTTGACGAACTAAATCGCCAAAAACCATCTTGGTAACAACAGCTAGAGAGAAGCTGCCTACACAGAAAAGACGAGTCTTTCCTGCTTCGACAGCTTCGAGATTGCGAAGCTCATCTTTCCAGCAGGCGTCGGCCAGGCATTTAACCTGACCGCCGTCGAGAATGTGTTTCACCAAGCGGTTGACGTAACTAATAAGGATGGGATTGATCCACCATCCTTTAGCATTAATCTTCCAGGCGGGATTAGGACATAATTCTCTGCCAAAGAGATCTTTTCTAGAACGGTGGATTATCTTATTTTCATAAGTAGCTGATTTGTCGCCAGGCATAGATTCCAAATTTTCAATATCATCGGAGAAAAGAGCTTCGGCAATAGAATAGAGTTGGAGACGTTTTGTGTCGGACAGCGGGAGCCATCCGTCAATCAGAATGTCGGGAGATTCTACAAGTAGACGGTTGATAAATGGGTCCAAAGGTTTGGAACCCCCATATTGTTCGAGTTTAGAAAAAGTATTTGAGTGAACATT